AAAGCCGAATCGAGCTTCCGGTACTTGGACGCTCAATGCGGCGCGAGGTCTAGGAGGTACTGGCGGAGGCGCGACATCGCTTAACGAATTAATTGCAGCACCCGGCGCCAACCAAATCATCGGAAGTGAGAACGGCAATTACGTCCCGAAAACACTCACGGCAGGCACGGGCATCTCGATCACGGACGCGCCGGGCGCGATCACAATCGAGGCAAACGGCGGCGTGAACTACCAAGGAACGTGGAACGCCTCGACCAATACGCCGACGCTCACCTCGTCGGTCGGCACCAAGGGCTTTTACTACGTCGTCAGCGTTGCCGGCTCGACGAACCTGAACGGCGTCACCGATTGGGAAGCCGGCGACTGGGCCGTGTTCAACGGCACGGCGTGGGAGAAGATCGACAACACCGACCGCGTGTCCTCCGTCTTTGGCCGCACCGGCGCGGTGGTCGGTGTCTCGACGGATTACTCGTCGGTGGGCCTCACGAACACGGCGATTGGCGCGAGCAACCCGAGCACGGGCGCGTTTACGACGTTGAGCAGCAGCAGCACGACGACGCTCAATGGCACGACGATCCCGGCGAGCAAAACGCTGGTCGTCACCACGGACAAGCTCTCCGCGCTGGCATCAACGTCCTCCTCGGAATTGGCCGGCGTGATTTCGGATGAGACCGGCAGCGGCGCGCTGGTGTTTGCGACTTCGCCGACGCTCGTGACTCCGACAATCGGCGCGGCGATTGCGACGAGCGTGCAGGCGTCCGGCTCGGGTGGGCTGTCGATCAAGAGCAATTCCGGCACGGAGACGATCCTGACTGGCGCGGGTGGTGGCACGGGGACCACGTTGCGCGGTGGGCTTGTCGTCGAGGGCGCGGCGAGCGGCACAACCCTTGCGCTAACCGGCAACGCCACGGTGGGCGGGACGCTGACGGTGACTGGGGCGACTTCGGTTGCAGCTAATCTCAAATCCAGCGTTTCAGCTAGTGGCTCTACTGGTGGCATCCTGCTCGCCGAAAACACGGCATCTGTTGCTACAGGGAATCAAGCCAGCGTCTTTTTCCCGACCTCGACCGGAGCCTCGACCTACTGGCAGTTGATTGGTCGCCAGAACTCGTCAACGGCTAACGACCAGACGTTGCGAGTCGTGTTTGGTGGCGTTGCCCAGCACACCTACTTCAATGCCAGCGACCTAAGCGTGCAGTCCGGCATCACGCTCAAGGTTCTGGACACCACCGCCTCCACCTCCACCTCGACCGGCGCTCTGGTGGTGGGCAACGGGACGAGTGGCGGGCTGGGGGTGGGGGGAATGATTAGCGTCAACGGCGGCGTTGGCGTTGGCCGCTACAGCGCGGTTTCCGGCGGGTCGGCCCGCGTAGACATCAACGGGACCGGCGTGTCTGGATTCCCGCAGTTGATGGTTTCCGACACAACCGGACGCCAATGGGAGTTCCGAGGGGTCAATGCCTCGGCTAGCTTCATTCTGGACTACTGGAATGGAGCCGGAAGCAGGACTAACAATCTGCTTACGATTTCGGCGGGCGGCAATTTGGGCGTGCTCGGCAACCTCACCGTCAGCGGGACGGGGACGAGCAGCGTGGCGGGTGTGATGTCTGCCGTAAGTGGGCAATTTACTGGATCGCAGGGAGCGGCTTCTGGCTCTGGTGCTGAAGTGGGCTTTTTCAGCGGAGGTGCATACGTTTTTGGTTACAACCGCAGTTCGTCAGCCAGCTTACCGCTTTATTTGCAGCATCCCGGCGGCAACGTCCTCGTCGGCACGACGACGGATGCGGGATACAAATTAGATGTTAACGGAACGGCCCGTATTCAAAGCAACCTCACCGTCAGCGGGACTGGGTCAATCAATGGCGCGTCTGGTACGGCTGCCCTTGCAATCAAGGAAACCGCGAGTGCCGCAACTGCTCTGTTGCTAACCAATCGCAATTCCACGCAAACGTGGGGTATTGCGGTCGATGCCGCTGTGGTGGATGACAAACAACTAGCGTTCATAAGCGGTGGAAATGTCGTGCTCTCATTAAATGCCACAACGCTTGCGGCCACTCTTGCCGGCAACCTCACCGTCAGCGGGACGATCGCCATCGGCAACACGGTCAACACCGTCAGCCCGACCTCTCCGAATCGAACCATCACGATGGTTATTGGCGGCACGACCTACTACCTCCACGCCAAGACGACCAACGACTAATCTTTCTTCTATGCAAACGAACATTGTTCCCGTCGCAGTTTATCCCGGCGAGGCTAACACGCTCTACATCCGCAGCATCGCGCTCGGCACTCCTCCCCAGTATTACTACGAGCTTCAGAACGTCGTCGTTGTTCCGCCCGTGGCCGAGCAGATCGACCCGACTACCGGCGCGGTCCTCATCGCGGCGGCTCCCGAGCAGAACATCGTGACCGTGCTGAAGAACGGCAACGTGAATATGACCGAGGACCAGTGGGACAACTGGGCCGCCGGTCCGATCACCGAGGACGAGCCGTATCAGCTCGACTGCATCGCGACCAATCTGGGACTGACCCGCGCTGAAGCCTGATAGCCGATGAAACGTCTCCTGCTGGCTTTGGCTTTGGTGTCCGCTCTGGTCGCTCAGACCAACGATGCGCTGACAGTCAACACTACCCAGCAGGTGACGTTTATCGCAACTGCTGAAGGTACTGCGCCTGTAACGTGGCAATGGCTCAAGAATGGGTTGCCGATTGCAGGCGCGACTAGCAATTCGTATGTCATCAGCTCTGCTACGCTTTCAGACGCAGGATCGTATCGCGCGCGCGCAACAAATGCGGGAGGCTCAGCAGAGTCCAATACAATTACCATCAACGTCGTCACGCCAATCGCTCCGCCGCGCAACGTAGTGATCAGCGTCCTTGTTGAACGGTGATTTGACGCGTTGAAGTGATTTATGGACCAAAATCCGAATCCTAAACAGGCACTCGAAATCCTCGCTCAAGCTGCGGCTCAGTTCCGTGGTACGCGAGCTGAACACGAAATCATTGAAAAAGCTCTCCGAACTCTTGTCCCGCTGGTCGAGTCTACCGGCGGAAAGGAAAATTGATCTGTTGACGAAGGTGCAGCTTGCGACGCTCGGCGTCGGGCTGCTGCTTGTCGTCGGCATCCTATCCGGTTGCTGACGATGAGCCTTCTCTCGTTCCTCGCTTCTGCCGCCGGTGGTACACTCCTCGGCGGCGTTACGCAAATCCTCGGGTCCGGCGTAGCCGAGCTCAAGGAATGGTCAGCGAGTAAGCGCCGCATCGCAGAGATCGCCGCGCTCAAGGAAAAGCAAATCGCCATCGCAGAGGTCGAGGCGTTTGCCAAGGCAGTCGAGGGTACGGCTGGGACTGGCTACACGCCGCCGCCTACCGCTCCGAACTGGATGCACGGTCTGATGACCATCGCTGCCTTCTCGACGCAGATGGTGCGCCCGCTGATGGTGGGCGGCGCGTGCTGGTACATCTGGAGCCGACCGGCGGATCAACTGGCTGGGTTACAGCCGGAAATCCTGACCGTATCGTTCGCGTGCGTCTACTTCTGGCTTGGCGTGCGGCATCAACTGACTCGCTCGAAATGAACCCAGAAAGCTTCGACAAACTACAAACTTCCGTCGAGCGCATCGAGAAGGCGATCATCGGAGACGAGGAAATGGGTCATCGAGGGTTAGCCGCTCGGGTGGAATGGATCGAACGAAAGATCGTTCTGCACGAAAGACATATCTGGAAATGGATAGGAGCTATCGGCGCGTTCGGCATTTTGGTGCCAATCTTGACGAAACTGTTAATTAAATGATGAAGCCTACTATCACTTTTGCCGTAGCGGCGGGACAGGTCGATACAGCGACCGGCGTGATCAAGGGCGTCTCGCTTATTAGCGAGGGACCGGCGCTCGGGCACGGTGTGATGGTAGACGCGACCACTTTGCAGCAAGTGATGGAAGCCGCCTCAAAGTACGAGGGCGGTTTGAAGGTGAAGATGGATCATCAGGGCGGCGCGGGTGACATCATCGGTTTCGTCGACAATCTGCGGATCGACGGCACGAAGCTGCTCGGCGACCTCAATCTGCTGAAGAACTCGCCGCACCGAGACTACGTGTTGGAGATCGCGCAAAAGATTCCCGATACCTTTGGCTTATCCATCGCGTTCTCGGGAGCCGTCGAAACTGGCGAGGGCAAGATGATGCTCCAGAGGTGCTCCGAGATCTATTCGGTTGACCTCGTTTCGGAACCAGCAGCCAACGCCGCAGGTTTGTTCGAGCGGCGCCTCAAAGCTTTTCAGACCGCCGAGGGCACCACGCCCGAGGAGGAGAAACCTGAGATCGAAATCACCATTCCTATGAACGATGATGTGAAGAAAGAAATCGCGGGTATGATCGAATCCGCTATGATGGGTCTTTCGGAGCGCCTCTCCAAGCTGGAGGCCGGTGCGCCGAAGCCCGAAGACAAGCCTGCTGCGATGAGCTCGCAGGCGGAAATGGCTCAGCTTGCCGCTAACAAGGCGGCAGAGTTGGCGCTGAAGGAATTTGCGAAGACGATTGGTGCGCCTGCCGCGCCTGTCGTGAGCGCCGAGCCTTCCGCTAAGAAGGACGAAGCCAAGAAGTTTGAGGATATCCTCAAGGCGAAGAAAGAAGAACTGAAGGGCGATATCGCGGCTGCGATGTCGTTCTGCATCAAGAATCACTCTTCGGAGTACCTTGCGTATCGCACTCGCGTCGCGCAGGGCGAAATCATCAAGCTCTAACCTAGCACAACAATGTCTACTCGCTACCTCGGCGCTGGAACTTTCCTCGCCAATACCACGATCACTGCCTTCCTTGGCGTGGTCATTTCCTCCAATCGCGGCGTTGGTCTTTCGACCACGAGTGCCTGTGACGGCTTCGCGCTGATTGATGCCGCTTCTGGCGATTACGTTTCCGTCGCGTTCCTGACCAATAACGGGACGCTGAAGGGAACGATGGCCGCTGCTCCGGTTACCGTTGGCGACACCATTTATCTCGGGTCCTCGGGTCAGGTCTCTACGACCGGCACCGTGACCATCGGAAAGGCTTTGACCACCACGTCCACCACTGGCGCGGTGATCGAGTTCCTGCCGAAGAACATCTAACCTTAACGAAGGGAACCACCCAAAATGTATTCTAATACTGCTGCTGTTTTCCGCGGTGATATCGCGGGCGTGCTTGAGCAGGCCAAGGACTGGGAAACGAATCTGATCGGCACCCGCGTGATGCCGATTCTGAACGTTCCAGTTCGTGCCGGCCAATACCCGAGCTTCAAGCTCAAGGAAGGTCAGCTCTTGAAGAGCGATGTGAAGCAGCGTGCGCCTTACTCGGCGTTCGCCCGCGGCACGCGCGCCTTCAATTACGAGAGCTACACCGCCCTTGAGTATGGTTATGAAGAGGCGGTTGACGACACGATCACGGCTGACATCTCGCGTTTCTTCGACGCCGAGGTTATTGCGGCCAAGCTCGCTCGTCGCAAGCTCCTGCTCGCTCACGAGCTGCGTACCGCTTCTGCCATCTTCAACGCGAGCACGTTCACGAGCACCAATTCTGGCACCGCCTACACGACTGCCAATCTTGCGACCTTCGACGTCGGGCAGGACGTGCAGGAGGCGATTGATCGCCTGCTTGCCAATGGCGAGTCCTCGACTAACCTGCGCGTCGTCATCCCGTATCCCGTCTGGACTCGCATCCGTGCCAGCACGAAGTTCCAGAATCGCCTGCGCGGTGTCGGCCTTTCGACGGACACGATCCTTAACGCCTCGACTGATGCTGCGGCTCAGGTCTTCGGCGTGCAAGAAGTGCTGATCGGTCGCGCCAGCTACGATTCCGCTCCTGAGGGCGTTGCTTTCAGCAGCTCGAACGTCTGGGCCAATACCTACATCTGGGTTGGCTCCGTGACTGAATCGGGCGGCGGCTACTTCGGCGGGGGAGCCGGGTTCACGCTGAACTGGTCCGAGTACGGTCCCGCCGTCGGCGTGTTCACGTATCGTGACGAAACCATCAAGAGCAACATCGTGCGCGCCGCGCACTATGTCAGCGAGAAGGTGGTGAACTCGAATGCCGGTCAGCTGATCGCCACCCAGTACGCTTAACCTAGAGGGATAGTATCCCGCTAGTCGACCCGCGTTCCCTCACCGGAGCGCGGGTTTCTTTTTGACGCGGCGCAGACCCTTATGCGTATTTCACTCTGCGTCATTTGCGGGAACGAGGAGCAGTACATCGTGCGGATGCTGAACTCGTTTGAAGGCTTGTTCGACGAATTGTCGTTGGTGCGTGCAGTTGGCGCGATGGCTTCTGATGGCACCGTTGGGCTGGCTCAGCTTTGGTGCCGCGAGCGCAATATTGGGTTCAAGTTTAGCGACTACAAAAACGGTACCGGAGCCGAGAAATGGGAGCACGTAGACGACTTCGCAGCGGCTCGTAATCTCGCTTTCCAAGAGGCTACCGGCGACTGGCTAATGTGGTCGGACTGCGACGACACGTTCCAAGGTGATGCTCGTTCATTCCGAGATCGCCTTGCAGCCGCTCCTTCCGATTTGGCGATGGTTCGATGCCTGTACGACGTGAAGGGCACCAACAAGCGTCTGTATCGTGAGCGCGCAATTCGTGCTTCGTACTTTGAAAAGGGACGCCGGTGGCATCATTCCGTTCACGAAAACCTGCTGCTGCTGCAGGGCGACCGGCACGAAGATTGGGACCAACCGATTTGGGTTCACGCGCCAACCGAGGTTAAAAAGCAGAACCGTAAACGGAATCTGCGGATTCTTGCCAAGTCGGTGCAGGAAACGGCCACGCAATATTTCTACATCCATCAGGAGCACTTCTGCTCGAACAACCGGGACGCCGCTATCGAGTTCGGCAAGGTCGCGCTGGCATTCCCAAATCTCCAGAACGCTTTTCGATACGAGACGCTGCTGAATCTGGCAAAGCTCAGTACATCGCGGCGAGATGCCAACGTGTTACTGATGGAGGCGCACGGTATCTACCCGTGGTGTCGTGAAGCACTGGCTTCGCTGATCCTGCTCAATTTTGAGTTTCAAGACTATCGTAAGGCGAAGTATTGGGCCGACCAAATGGCTTCGTTACGCGAGCCTTTGCCCGAGGACCGTCCGTGGACGCACGAAGTGAAATGGTATGGCTGGGCAGGGCACGATCTGTACGCGCGAGCTTGTAGGGCGACTGGGAACCGTGCGGCTGCAGATTTGGCGCAATGGCAGTACCACGCCGGATCGGCTCCAAAGATTTCGCTACTGCACGCCACTCGTGGGCGAGCTTCCAAGGCGTTTCAGACGCGCGAGGCGTGGCTCAATACGGCCAGCGATCCAACCCGCGTGGAGCACATCTTTGCCATCGATCTGGATGATCCGACTCCGATGGAGATGGGTAAGCAGTTCGTCACCTATCAGAGCCCGAAACAGAGCTGCGTATCAGCTTGGAACGGTGCGGCACGGATGGCGCGAGGCGACCTGCTGGTTCAGCTTTCCGACGACTGGGTTCCAGTCCAAGGCTGGGATACGATGCTACTCAATGCCGCTGGTGATCGAGACCCGCTCAAGGTTCCGTTCGTAATTGCGGTATCCGATGGCGGACGCACCGACGATTTACTTTGTATGGCGATTCTGTCTCGCGCTCGGTACGAGCAGCAGGGCAAGGAAATGTTCTTCGAGGGATACGATTCGGTCTATTCCGACAACGAGTTCTCGTATCGTGCCGCTCGGGATAAGGTGGTGATCGATGCCCGCTCGTCGATTCGCTTCGAGCATCTTCATCCTGCGTTCGGGAAAGCCCAAATCGACAAGACGTATCATCACAACAACCAGCAGGCTCGCTACGATGCCGGTAAGGCATTGTTCCGTGCCCGTAATCCAGACGCTCCGTGACTCACCGCCCATCGCTGTCCGTACTGATTCCTGCGACGCCTAGGCGTATCGTAAGCTGCCTGTGCCCGCTGCTGTCGATTCTTGAGGCTCAGATTGCGCGGCTGGATCAGCCTCGAAAGGTCGAGATTTTGACCTTCCTAGACAACCGGATGCGTACCATCGGTGAAAAGCGGGACGCGCTGGTGCAGATGTCGCGCGGTGAGTTTGTCGCGTTCTGCGATGACGACGATCTGGTGTCGGATGATTATCTTCAACTGCTCACAGATACCATCGATGTGGCGACTCCTCGCACGTCGGTCATCACGTTTGACCAGCTAGCCGTTGTGAACGGCGTCGAGGCGATCTGCTCGTTCTCACTCAAGCATCCAAACGAGCCGTTCAAGCAGCCTTCGTTTAAGCGCAGCGCGTGGCACGTATGCGTTTGGCGTGGTGATATGGCTCGGCGTGTCCGGTTCCCATCTGCGAACTACGGCGAAGACTGGAATTGGGCCAAGCATCTAGTGATGGATGCAACGGGCGAGATTCACATCTCAAAGGTGCTGCATACCTACCGCTACAACGATCAAGTTTCCGAAGCGCCACCGCCATCGACCACAATTTGCCAAACGTGACTTTTGTATGGCCGTCCGCGACTTCGATCCCGCTCAACTTGCTGCCGATTTTGGTGCGATTCTGGATCAGGCCGGAATCACGTTCACAATGGGTGGTGGAACCGTTACTGGCGTCTGGGCTATTTCTCGCAACGTGTTTGACGCCTTTGAGGATCAGAGGCGAGAGGACTCCAAGTTCACGATTTTCCTGCTGACATCGCAGCTTGGCTCGGGGCCGACGCTGACTCAAACGCTCGTTCGGTCGGGCGTGACGTACTTCGTGGAACAGATTCGGTTGGATGCCGAGGGCACGGGCTGTGAACTTGAGGTCTGTAAGGTGATATGAGCCAGACCCTGACCATCTCGATGGAGTCGAAGCAGCTTGAAGCCAAGCTGTACGAGCTTGCTCGTAAGGTTGGATTGGAAGCCGGACCGATCATCCGAGAGGAGGCCAAATATCTGGTGGCAAGCGCAGTCAAGAACACGCCGCCTCCGAGTCGTCAGGCTGGCGTTTTTCAAGTTCGCAAGGATTTGAACAAGCTTGCGGTTTCGTTGGACTATCAGAGCTACGAAGCCAAGGCCACGGCTGGTGGCTTTTACCCGTCCTTGGCGAAATACATTCGGAAACGGGACGCAGGTAAACTGCGGGCGCTGCTTCAGAATCCGAATCTGAAAATCTTCCAGAACTTCACCGTCCTTGGTACGCCAGAGGAGATCAAAGCGGCGCACAAAGCTCGCAGGATTAACGGGCGCGTGTTCGGTGAGCCGACTTCGGTAGCTTTCCGTAGCGATATGCGAAGGTATTTCCGAGACGTAAGTAACCGCGTCGGATTCCAGCTAAGTGGCTGGAACAAGGCGGCTGCAATTCTCGGCATCAAAACGAAGAAGTTTGCTCAGCGTACCTACGAGGGTTCGAGGGCCGGTGCCGAATACACTTTCGGGCGGAATCCGTTCTTCGTTGCCACCAACGGCAACATTAAGGACTACGCGCTTCAGAAGAAAATCGATACGGCGGTACGTTTCCGACTGCGCGTAACCCAGACCAAGATTGACCGTGCGACGCAAAAGCTGGCGATCAATCTAGGCTTCACGAAACTCGCCGCAAAATCGTACTGATATGAGCAGCAGAACTTCCATCAGGAATGCCATCGGCAATGCAATCACGGGTGCGAGCGTGGTCGTGACTGCCAATTTGCTTCGAGGCCGAGACCGCACGCTTACCTCGGTCAGCTTTCCTGCGTGCGCGGTCTACGCGGTGACGGAGGATATCGAGGTGCGTTCGCTGGCTCCGTCAAATCGCGTTCAGTATCGCACGCTGGAAGTTTCGGTGGACTATTTCACGGCGGTAACTTCAAGCACGATCCTCGACGATCTGCTAGATACGGGAAGCGCCGCCGTCGAAGCTGCCGTTTTGGCAGATGTGACCCTAGGAGGCGCGTGCCGGGATCTTCATTTGACGAGGGTCAATTATGTGATCGAACCCGACGAGGAGCGCCAATGGGGTGTGGCTCGTCACACGTTTCAAGCAATCTACCTAACTCAAGACTAATATGGCTAACCATCTCGGACGGGAGGGCTCCCTCCAAATCTCGGCTACAACCGTTGGCGAACTCCGCAACTATGCGCTCTCGCATACGTTCGACACCGTGGAGGACACCACGCTTGGCGATACCTATCGAACTCGCAAGCCGACGCTCGGTACGTGGAATCTCAACAGCGATCTGTTCTGGGATGAAACGAACGCAGGCCAGATCGCCATCACGGTGGGCCAGACTGTTACCGTCGCGCTCTATCCAGAAGGCGTCGCCGCAACCTCTCGGTACTACACCGGCCAAGGCGTAGTCACGAAGTTTGACATCTCGGCGGCGTTCGACGGGATGGTCGAAGGCAGCATCACCGTCGAAGGCGCCAGCGCGCTGCAATCCCTGACCGCCTGAGGTGACTGATGGACGCAATCGATCTCGTTAAGGAGCACTTCGCTTCGCTCGGCACCAAGAAAATTGAGGTGCCGGAATGGAAGCTCACGATCTATGCCTCGCCGGTTACTCTCGCTGAGAAGAATCGGCTGTACCGCAAGAGTCGTGATAGCGATATGGAACTTCTCGTCGATATCGTCATTCTGAAAGCTTGCGACGCTAACGGCCAAAAGCTGTTCACGCTGGATCACAAAATCACGCTTCTTAATCGGGCGGATTCCAATGTTCTGGCCCGCGTTGCAAATGCGATTCTGGCGGACGAAGCGCCGAAAGCGGAACAACTGGGAAACTGATTGGCGGCGAGGAGGGTGCCGACCTTCTCGCCGTCTATGCGATTGCGGAAATGCTCGGCAAGTTTGCAAGTGAGGTCTTGGAAATGCCTCAGTCCGAAATGCAGGGCTGGATAGCATATCTAAGCCACAAAAACAGGATCAAACAAAATGGCTGAAGCCACAATCGCAATCCGCGCCCTCGATCTAACTCGGAGGGTGTTTACTGGCATTCAGCAATCCTTGGATCAGTTGCAGGCCAAGGTTGGTAAAGTCGGTTTGGCGCTTGGTGGATTCCTCACGTTCCAGTTAGCAAAGAAGGGACTGATGGAGTTCAACAAGGCGCTCCGTGAGGTCGAAAAGGATGCCGAGAAGTTCGGCACTACCAAGGAGCAGCTCGATAAGGTAACTAGGGCGACCGGAGCCATCGACGCTGCGATGAACAAGTTAAAAATGATGGCTGTTGGAGCCATCAACGGTATCTTGGATTTGAAGGACGCGCTCACCGGCGTTTCAGAAGTGGAATCGGCAGACATTGCGGAGCGCCATCGAATCGACCGCGACCGGGAAAAGATTGAAGAAATGACCAAATCGGTCATTCAGTTGCGCGCAGAACTTGAAGGTATCGGCGGAACACCGGCTGATGAGTTCAGTAGGCTTGCCGACGAAATCAATCGGATCAACGAAGAGGTAGACGACTCAGCATTGTCTGCCGAGTTGAACAATCTGAACCGCGAAAAAGACATTCTCGGCGTTCAGATTCAGCAGCGCAAAATTGCGACCAAGGTATTTGAGGATTACCAGCAATCCGTCGAAGACGTGACTTCGTCCTTCGAGGATTTTATGAGCAAGCAGATGACGGTTGAGGATCAGCAGATCGTCATCACCAGCCGAATCCTAGAACTGACGGCGGCGATCACCGATCTTCAAAAGGCAATACCGGAAGACTTTGACCCAACGCTGGTGACGAAGGAGGATTTGGCAAACTATTTAAATCTGATCAAGTATCAGAAAGAGCTGAACGCGCTGCTTGGGAAACGGGAAATCCTTGAAACGACTGTTCAGAAGATCGCTCGTCAGTCGGGCGAAATCATTTCCCAGTCGTTGGAGGACGCGGTGTTTGCCGGTAACAAGCTTTCGGAAGTTCTGCGTGCGCTGGCTCAAGATTTGTTGCGGATGGCGTTTCGTGAAGCCGTCACCGCACCGCTCGGCGCAGGATTGGGCGGTTTCTTTAAGAATCTGTTTCGAGCCGAGGGCGGTCCGGTTGGCGCTGGCAATCCCTACATCGTAGGCGAGCGCGGTCCCGAACTGTTTGTGCCTCGCAACTCGGGCTCGATCATCAGCAACGATCGGTTGTCCGGCGCGTCGATGGGTGGCGGTGGCGTTAACATAACGTACAACATTGCTGCTGGCGTCTCTCGCGCCGAGCTTGCGCCGATCTTGGAGATGGAACGGCGTCGGCTCAAAGCTGAGATACCGGATATGGTCCGGCGAGGCGGTGCGTATCGGACGGCGTTCGCCTAACGATTATGGCAATCTCATACCCAGTCACGCCACCGTCGCCGTTCCGCATCTCGCGGTTGTCGCTGTCTGGCTTCTCGGCTACGTCACGTAACGTCAGTCCGTTTACCTACCAAACCCAGCAATACAACTGGCCGGGACAAGCGTGGTCGGGTCAGGTGGAATGTCCGCCGATGGTGCGTGCGGATGCGGAAGCCGTTATCGGGTTCCTTCTGTCGGTGCAGCGCGGCACCTTTTATTTCCAAGACTACGCCAACCCGACTACGCGAGGCACGGTCACCGGAACGCTGACGGTAGCCAGCGCAACCGCTAATACCAGTACGCTCGGTATCTCTGGAGCTACTGGTACGTTTGCCGTAGGTGACTGGCTACAG